CAACAATTTCTTTTAAAATTTGATAAATGTCTTGCAATTTAGTAGCAGAATCTTCAGAATAATCTGCTGCTTTAATCAATTGTGATCTTTGTTCGATCAATCTCAAATTGATAGAATTGAATATAGATGCGGGAACCAAACCTGTATCTTCAACAGTTTTAGCATCGGGTGCTTTTAAAGCACCCGATGCTTTGTTCATCATATCACCTAAAAATGAATTTTTCTTTTCTACCATATCTCGTGACGCACTTTACTATGATTTTTTCTGACGTTCTTCTAATTCTTCAAGATAGCTCTTCAACATTTCGAGATACAGATCTCTTTCAAACGGGATCATATTTTCAATATCTTGCAAAGAATATTTATGGTGTTGCATCAGTGTGAAATTGATAGTGTAGAAATTTTCAAGGTTGTTATGCGTCAAGCAAACGTAAAAAAATCTACTAACGAAGTCATCAGAATTTTACGTTCTGTGCCCTTTGAATTGGTATAGTTGATTTCGTAATGTAATCTAGGCATATTGATCACGAACTTACGCATCTTGTCATATGACACTGGGTCAAATTCTTCTTCAAGATATTTTTGTAGTTCTTCTTTTGAGACATCTTTCAAATCAAATTCTTCATCGCCTTCATAGATTTTATCTACGCAATAAGCAATCAGCATGTCGAAGTATTTGTTGATGTCTGTTTGTGTGAAATCTTTGTTCGTCATCAATTCAGAAGATGCGTATTTCATCACAACAGTAATGTCATCATTGACTTTGATTTTTTTGTCAATGTCTTCGGGAAACTTGACAACCACTTGATCTAGATCAACTTCAAAGTCATATGTTTCGCCATCTTCAGAGTCAATATAAGCAACCTTAGAAACGTTGCTTATTGAATACGCTCTGATTTTAACAAAGAGATATTCAATGTCAAAAGTTGTCAAATTGTCGATATTGATTTTGTCATCAATGATGCAGTTGTTTACAACCTGCTTGACTGCAGCAAGTGAGTCTCTTGGATCATTAGAACTCTTAGCAATAAGAAGGATTTTTTCTTCTTTGACAAGCATAGGTCTGATTTTGATTTGCTTGTTCGTAGATGGTATAGTCACATCAAACAGCGGATGGCTGACTTTAGGTAACGGCATAGTTCACTCCATTTAATAAAATAAGAAATTTCAATTATGATTTATAATTCGTAAAGATGTCGGTGAATGTCAATGACACAGGTATTCTAACGAAATCGTTTGTGTCTGCCCAGTTCAATTGAATATCGCCAACCGCAACTGGGAATGCGTCACGCAAGGTCAACGTCATTATTTCTTTGGAACCTTCGTTGAAAACGGTGATTTCGATGTTTGAAACGTAATCATTTTTGTATGCAATCTCGTAAGGTCTAGCAGATACCATACCGCCACCAACCAATCCAGATTGCTTGTTGAAATCACCATTTCTAGCATCGTGATTTGAAATCAACTTTGTCCAATTATAAAAGAAAGAATGAACTAGTGCTTTGTTATCACTCATGAATGTCAAAGTGACATTGTTGAATCCTGCAGTTACACCCATCTTTTCGACAGGACCATATCCATATCTTTTAACGTCAGCCGTGTTTATGTTAATACCTGGCAATGACGTAGAATCACACCACAATTCCATATATCTAGAGGTTTCTTTCAATGATGCAATGCCGTCAAATCCTATAGGATAGGGTATTCTGACGAGAAATTTGTTGTTTCTCATCAACCCATTTGCATTCACATGCGATATGAAGTTGCTTATATTAAATCCTGCCATGTCTTAAAACTGCCTTGATGATTCTCTGTAGACTTTTGCAGAAGATGCGCCAACAAAGTTTTCAGTCGGCAACATAATAGTCACATCCCATTCTGCAGGACTGATATACATGTATCTAGATCTCACATGACTGTATAAGTATCTTTTCACACAGGGTTTGAAGTATTTGAATTGCGATGCACTTCTTAATATTTCATAACTGATTTTCAATCTCGTCGTGTCATCATTATGTTGGTTGTTCAGAGTCTCATATAATGCATTCATCAATTTCGCTCTGACAATAGGCGAGATGTAGTGTAAGTTGATTCCTAGAAATCCATCAGGATACAATTCAATCGGAAAAACTAGAGGAAAACGATCCCAGTAGGGCAATGTGTCTTTGTGTTTCGCGCTGTAATGGAACATATACATTCTGCCGATAGAATAACGATTGATTCCTGATGTGAATCTATCTTTGTCGGCGGGAACAGTGCTCTGGGTGATGGTGCCTAATTTCTTTGCGGTATTTTTATACCATGCTTGTGCCTCGTTGACTTCTTTTTTGCCAACGGACCCGACGCTATTCGTCTTTGCGATTTTTTCGAAAGTGTATGCTACCATCTGATGTTTAATTCTTTTTCAGTTAGAACCAGGAATCTCCATTTACGATCATCACAGTATTCTTTTGCTGCTTTCCATTTTGCTTGGTTTACACCCCAAGTCATGACCTCGTTGATATATTGTTTATTTATCGTTTTCTTCTTAATCGGTTCAACTGTCTGGTGTGCAGGTTTGATTTCGACCATCAACGTTTCTGTGATGCCATTAGCATTACGCTTCCTAACGATGAAATCTGGGAAGTATCTATGCACTTTGCCATCCACAGGACTTCGATATGGGACAACGAGTTCCTCACTCGCCCATTGTAAAACATCCGGATGCTCGTCTAAATATTTCATAAATTTTGCTTCCCACGAACTGCGATAAATAATGTTCGTAGGATCACCTTTGTATTTAGACGGGTTCTTTGGTTTAAATTTGCCTTGATATGTCTTCATACATTAATTTATAACAAGGAAAAACGATGGCAACTTCAGCAGATATACGTTCTGGTGCATCGACTGCTGCAACATACCCGACACCTGCTACCCCTATGACAGTCACTAGGGCTGATATTGTCGGACCCGCTAGAAGAAATTCATTAGTCAACGTTGAGACGACAGGATTTTCGTCAGCTACGTTGAAATTTCCACAGGACATTGGTCCGCACTTTTTCAATATCGGCATATCCAGAAATAATAGAACATCATTGAATAGTTTTTTGGGTCTTGTCAAAAACGATATAACGAATACTGAATCTACTATAGTTCTGCCGCTACCCGAGAGCATAAAAGACATCACGCAAATATCATATACTGAAAGTTCTGTCGTGGGGGTTTCTCAATTAGGGCAAGCAGCAGGTGCGGGTATCAGTGATGTCACAAATCAGTTTTCAACCGGAAAAGGTCCGATTGCTAATTTTATTAACTCAATCGGCAGCACAATTGGTGCAGTCGCAGGACAATTAGTAGATCCTGTCAAAAATGAAGCTATGGCTAGATCGGGGTTAACACCTAATCAGATGTTGACTGTGATGTTGCAAGGTCCGACTTATAAAGAACATAGTTTTTCGTGGAAATTATATCCTAGAAATGCAAAGGAGTCTTTAACAATCAGATCTATAATTTCAAAATTAAAAGACAGCGCAAGACCAGGAACTGATGTGAATAGACAATTCTTTGAATTTCCTAGATTGTTCAATTTGAGTTTCCACATCAACGGAAAAACATTTACTGGAGAAAACGATGCAGGAAATTATTTTTTTGCGTTCAAACCTGCAGTTTTAATGGGTATTTCAGTAAACTACACGCCATCAGGTCAGCCTTCTTTGTATAAAGGAATTGGCGCACCTGATGGTGTTGAGATAACATTGAATTTTAAAGAAGTCGAATATTGGTTAAATGAGGGGTCTAACACATGGCAGGGCAGTTTGTGGGATTACTCGAAAGAATTCGGCGGAGCAGCTGCTTCGGCTGGTGTAAATACTACGTTGGTGGGTGGCACATTCTCTGCAGGTTTTGCAGCAGGCGTTGCACCTGATAGCTTGACAGGCGGAGGACGACAGTAATGGCTGAATACTATTTTTCAAAATTCCCTCAAATAGAATACGCAAATTCAGTTTGCGTTGATTTGACTAAGCGAGTTGCGTTGAACGAGAATTTAAGAAGATCGCCGCTCGTTTATGACGATTACGATCTTCAAAAATCTGCAAGAGCAGACATCATTGCTGAAAATTATTATAATGATGCTGCTATGGATTGGATGGTGTGGCTGACTAACGGCGTGATCGACCCGTATTACGGATGGAATTTGAACAACGAAGAATTTGAATCTCATCTGACCAAGAAGTATGGGTCTGTTGACGCAACATTAAAAAGAATCGCTTATTACAGAAACAACTGGAGAGACGATGATAGAGAATTGTCGCCATCCTTCTACAATTCGCAATTGCGTGATAGTTTGAAAAAATACTACACCCCGAATTACAACGAGGGGATCACGATATTGAGTTACAGCAGAAAACAAGATGATAGTGTGATGAACACTAACAAATTATACAGCTTTGACATAACTTTGTCAAATACTCAAACTAGTTTCGTTGTCGGTGAAATCGTTGATATAACTTCAAATACTGCATTGAATACTGCAATAGGTGGCGGTGAAGTTGTATTCGCAAACACGACCAATGTTAAAATCAAAAACATTTCAGGTAATACTAGTGTCACTAATATCATCAAAGGTGAAACTAGCAATGCTAGAGCTACAATAATGACTTCGACATTGATTGCTGACAATATTCCAGATGACGAAGCTGTTTACTGGAGTCCTGTATATGTCTATGAAATTGAATACGATAAAAATGAAAAGAATAGAAAAATTAAATTGATGAACCCAATATACGCAAAAGAAACTGCGCTTAATATGAGAACAGAATTTAAAAAATGACATTACCGTTATATAATCAGGCTATCATAAACAGATGTATGATAAACAGAATTGATGTGACATTACATGTCCGTCAAATTTATGTGAGTGCGTCTATCTTGACGCCGTATATAATAGCAAGATTGACTATCGCAGATATGACCCAAATTCAAGACGCGCTATACGAACCTGGCGTGCCTGTGAGTTTGTCATATAGCGCAGGTGACAGCACTATTGTCAGAGAATTTGATCTTGTCACACTAGGTAACATGGGATCCGCAAAAACACCAAATAACCGTGTCGGTAAATCAGAAATAATTGCAGTCAGTAGACATTATTTCGATTTGCAATCAGAACACAATAGTTTCCATCAGAATATTCCTGCTTCAGAAGTTTTCAGAAAACTGCACAAGGAATTGGTTCCTGGAACTGACGTTACAGTGACCAAAACTAAAGGATTGATTGGCGATAGAGAACCTTTCCATTTGAGAGGCATGAAATTGGGTAAGGCAATCAACACTGTAAGAAATCGTATGACGGACGAGAAATACAAATCTGCGTCATACGTCTATTATGTTGATCAGGAAAACAAGTTCTACTGCAAACCCATCATGGAATTGTTTGACACAGCAAGAGGACCTAAGTTCTATCAAAGAGTCGCAGGTCATAGTTTCTTAAAAGAACAAGATCAACTCGCGTTCAACATATTCTCGATGAAACAAGGTTCAACAGGCAAAGACGGCGCCGACAACGCATCGAATTATCAGTCAGCATTGAGACAACGTGGTGGCGGCGTGAAAGAAGGATGGGACTGGGCGACAGGTGTTTACACGCCACCTTCTTCAAAGGACTACGACCCTTCAACATTAGCAACACCAGGTAAAACTGCGTGGCAAGGCGGTGTGTCTGATGCAGCAGGAACCGTCAATCACAAATTCAATTATGATTCTAATCAGAAAACTAGCGAAGATTTTGAATTGGACGCAGCGAATAGAAACCTCGTCAAAGCATTGATGATGCAAGGTTCTACATTGATTAACGTCCCATTGGAAGGTGGTATGCAATCATATGTAGGCAAAGGATGCTATTTGAACATCCCGTCAAACGCGGGTGACGGTGGTAGCACACCATCTCTCAACGCTGGTCAGCATTTAGTCATTGCTCAAGGGGAATATATATTCCAGGACACTAAAGGTTTTAGTGGCGTTGCTGCAATTCAAACATCTAGTGGCGGCAAACAAGGGAGTTTAGGTTAATATGGCAACGGCTTATGGCAGAGGTCGCGGATTTAATTATTTCATCGGTGAAGTGGTCAGTGTTGACTCTCCATATCAAGACGGTTCAGTTAAAGTTAGAGCATACGGAACCGAAGATGACAAGATAAAAATTCCTGATGAATCTTTGAGATGGTATAAGGTATTGATGCCTGTAACTCACGCACAAATACCAGGTCAAGGTGGCATTCACGGGTTATTGAAAGGATCGGTTGTGATGTGTATTTATCTTGACGATAAAGAACAAATCCCGATGGTCATAGGCACCATCACTTCATCGGGCAAACCAATGAGCGAAACGGTATAATCATGGCAATAGATCCAAAAACAATAGGTATCCCCGCATCAGCAAGACCTGCTAACGATCCTCGTCTCATTGACGGTCTGAAGGGTTTGGAAACGGCACACGGCGCGTTACAAGGCACGATTGATTCTATATACGACCTTTCATATAACCTGACTGCCGACAAAGTTCTCGGAGGGTTTGATTTACCTACTATTGGCACACAAGTCTTTGATGGCAACAGTGACGCAGCAAAATTCATCCGCCAATTTGATCCAACCAATCAGTCGGGTGTTGTCGGGTTTGGCTTGAAGATAGTTGATCAAATCAACAATGCTCTTGACGAAGAGACGTTGATGAAAGATTTATTAGGACCGCAAATCACCTGTCTGGTGACATCTTTCGTGGACATAAGTAACATATTACCGCAATTATCATTCACGTTCCCTGACATTAAAGCAATGTTGGAGGCAAAATTACAAGAAATCCAAGACGCAATCAATTCCGCAATTGACGGTGTGTTAGCGCCTATCAGAAATTTGATAACGTCTTTGGCGGACGCACTGCAGCAAGTGAATGATTTGATCGGTAAAATTGCAGCTTGCGCTACAGCGACATAAGGAATTAAATTATGGCAGTAAATCCAGACAATCTAGATGAATTGAAGAATAGCGTTGCTGATGCTATCAAAAAAGAAAGAAATAGACCTAGATCCAGAACCCCGAATGCTGCTGAAAACAACAACGGCAAATATCCGTTGAGATCAGTTCAAGAGTATATCGGCGGTCACAGAACTATTTTTGATAACACCCCTGGAGCTAGAATTGTTGAAACTGCACACGGAGCAGGAACGTTTCAACAATGGTCTGAAGATGGATCTGAAATCAAAGTTGTTGTTGGCAACGCACATCAGCACATAAAGGAGGGATATACCCTCACAGTAAATCAAAATGGTGACATTAAAATTGATGGTCATTGTCGTGTTTCAGTGGGCGGCGGCGTGCATGTCGAAGTAAGAGGTGATGTTTCACTAGTTTCTACTGGAAAGATAACAGCATTCACTGCAAAGGATTACAACATCGTTGCAGGCGGCAAAGTGAATATTTTGGGTCGTGGTGGCGTGAATATTTCGACTGACAGCTCTTTCAAAGTCAAGGCAGCAGCTGATCAATCGTATAAAATTGGCGGAAATTCTTTTGAAGAGATCAAGGGTAATTCTGATACTAAAATTTCAGGTAATGCTGACTCGAGCATTGACGGCGATTTGAAAGAAAAAATTGGTGGATCTGCATCGGAAAACGTTTCAGGCGACAAAACATCAACATCTTCGACATTCAAAGTGACTTCAGGTAGAATCGACCTCAACTAATAAGGTAATCAAATGTCAAGATTAAACACAAATAACAATAAGTCTGCGGACGACAAGCGCTATAGCGACTTCGCGTTAGGTTTTAACGTCTCGCCTGTGACAGGCAACATTTCCAGAGTGACGGACGCGCAATCAGTCAAACAAGCACTGAAGACTCTCATCTTGACAAATAAGGGTGAGAGATTTTACAGAAAAGATCTAGGAACAGACATACATTCTATGTTGTTCGACATGATTGATCCGATCACCGCAAATATGATACGCAATTCCATTGAGGAAAGCATTAGAAATTATGAACCCAGGGTTGACTTAGTTCAAGTGCAAGTTTTTCCCGACACGGATAATCAGCAATATAAAGTCAACATCTTTTTCAGAATAATAAATATTCCTGAAATACAACAAGTTGATCTAACCCTAAAAAGAGTTCGATAAGAATGGCAAATTCATCAATAAATCTCGTAAATCTAGATTTCGCACAATACAAGCGCAGTTTGCGAGATTACTTAACCTCCCAAGATCAATTCAAGGATTACAACTTCGACAGTTCGTCTATGAACGTTCTGTTGGATTTGTTGTCATACAACACGTTCAAGAATGCTTTCTATTTGAACATGATCGGCGCCGAGGGCTTCCTTGACAGCGCTCAAATGAAAGAGTCTGTCTTTTCTCACGCAAAAGAATTGAACTATTTGCCTAGATCAGTCAAGAGTGCGGTTGCAAAAGTGACAATCACTTTTAATGCATCTGGCGTGAGTCAGCCATACGTCATCCGTAAAGGTGAGACATTCAGCACTATTGTTAGACAAAATTCGTATGTTTTCAGCGTTGCTTCAGATCAAATTTTGACTTCACCCAACACTACGTTCAGCGCAACGTTTGACATCTACGAAGGTAGATATGTTGCAGACAGTTATGTCGTGTCAGATGAATCTGCAACATTCAAGATCACGAATGACAATGTTGATACTACTTCATTGAGTGTTCTGGTATATGAAAACAATTCAACCACGCCGAAGATTTTTAAAGAAGCGAAGACTCTTCTAGGTCTAACTGAAAATTCTGAAGTGTATTTCTTGCAAACGTCATATGACGGCAAGTATGAAGTCATTTTTGGCGATGACGTTCTGGGCAGAAGACCTGTTACGGGCAGCACAGTCGTCCTTGACTATCGTGTCTCAGCAGGTGATGAAGCAAATGGCGCGAAAACATTTGCACCTAACTTTGATCCTACAGGTTCAGGAGAACTTACGTCATCTGTCACAGTTAAAGTCAATGATTATTCATCAGTATCACCTTCTGCGTATGCTGTCAACGGCTTGCCACAAGAATCACTAGAATCAGTTCGTTTCAATGCACCTCGTCACTTCCAGACACAAGAACGTGCAGTGACTGCAGGTGACTATGAAACTATATTGAAAGCGCAATACCCTGAAATCGGCGCAATCTCAGTATACGGCGGCGAAGAAATGAATCCACCTAGATACGGTCGTGTCTTTGTTGCGGTTGATATTAAGAACGTGAACGGATTACCTTCTTCAAAGAAGCAAGAGTATTACAGTTTCTTGAAATCTAGAGTTCCTTTGTCTATTGATCCTATTTTCGTTGAACCTGAGTTCACATACGTTCAAATCAATTCAAAGATCAAGTATAACATAAACAAC